GGATTTTGACATTCAAATAAAGATTGTAAATCCAAAGGTAAATTCTAAAGCTCTGTAATATTTAATCGATGAGTATAAGCAAAGCAAAGACGAAGCTCGACAAGATATTCTCCCAGTTCATCCGGCTGCGTGCGGTCAACGATGAAGGGTGGGGAGAGTGCTTCACTTGCGGTCGCTTACGTCATTACAAAAGCGCAGACGCTGGTCATTTCATGGTGCGGCAAAAGATGCCCACGCGATTCGATGAACTCAATGTTCAATTTCAATGCAAGGCTTGCAACGGATTCGAAGGGGGCGCACAATACGAATTCGCCAAACGCCTCGACGAACTACACGGAGAAGGGACAGCGGATCGGCTTGTTCGCTTGAGCAACGAAACGAAGCGATTCAGCGTTCACGAATTGGAAGACCTTTGCAAAATATACAAGAAGAAAGTCGATGAACTCAGGAAGTCGAAAGGGTTGGAATGAGTTTCTCACGAAGCATTATTCAAAACTTGTCCGCATCGCTCGACGATGGACGGACAGCCCTTCCGACCTTGTACACCATACCTATCTTCGATGTGTCGATAAACGCTTTCCCGAGGGTGACAATGAGAACCCGCTCGGGTACTTTGTGAAAGCGATGTACACCGAAGCCACAAGAGGAAAATTTAAAGACTTATATCACGTAACCGATGCCGACCCCAAAGAACAAGCCTTCGAAAGCGACTGGACAAAAGCCATCCAACGAGAGCAAATGCAACTCATCCTCGACCGCCTTACCTGGTTCGATCGAACTATCTTCTCTCTATACCTGCAAGGGTGGAACATGGCTGACGTATCTCGAAGGTCTGGCGTTGGAGAATCGACCCTTTATCGCTCACTACACATCACCCGAAAAATCCTGAAAGATGTTCTTCGTAACGGCACAAAAGAGGACTGACCGACTTAATATCTGCAAAGGGTGCGAGCACTTCGTTGAATCGACGAAGAGTTGCGGAGACCTCGTGACAGAAGCCTTCACCGACTCGGAGTTGTGCGGATGCCATATGCCCACCAAGACACGGCTCAAGGTTGCCGCGTGTCCTCTCGGTAAATGGGAGGCAGTTATCAAACAAGCAGACATCGACGCAATCAAGACCTTTCTAAAAACAGACAACCAATTCAGAACAAACGGACAGCTCGCGCAGCTGTATTCGAAGGTGACGGGAACCAACACCCAAGCGAGCCAATGTTCCTCGTGCAACCGTCGAATGCTCTCCGAGCTTCAGAAACTAATAAACGAAACAGAATGAGCTACACCACAACAGAACGGGAGATAATAGCGGAGAACATCCGGCAATTCCTTAAACAAGACAGCAAAGAGAAGTTCGAACACCAGCACTTTGGAGGCGATCCCTTCCTCGTGAAGCGGGTTCTCCCGATGACCCCATACGACAAAGAGACCCTGGAGAATATCGCACGGGATGTTGAGGGTCGTATATTGCACCCATGAGAAACGCAAGAAAAGCCCTCCTCCATGCGAAGAACTTCCTTCTCATCACGGAGAATGACAAAGCTATCCGACTCCATGCAGGCGATGACCCAGCAACTTTACTTCTAACCTTAGCCGTCCACAACGATGAATTCCGATACACCCTCGAAGCCGTCCTCGATCAAGCCAATGAAACTCTCGGAGATCAAACAAAACCCGACGAACCCTCGGATAATTAAAGACGATAAATTCCAAAAGCTGGTGACCAGCATCAAGGAGTTTCCCGAGATGCTCGAAGCGCGTCCGATTGTAGTGAACCCGGATATGATTGTCCTCGGTGGAAATATGAGACTGAAGGCAGCCAAAGCCGCAGGACTTACCGAGGCTCCGGTCTATGTCGCTACATGGGAAGAAAGCAAAGCGAAGGAGTTCATCGTGAAAGATAACGTTGGATTCGGCGAATGGGATTGGGATATCCTCGCGAACGAATGGGACGCGGCAGAACTTGATGAATGGGGTCTCGATGTATGGCAACCCGAAGAAGAAGAAGAGAAAGAAGGACTCACCGACCCCGACGACGTTCCCGAAGCACCGGAAGAGCCGAAGACCAAACTTGGGGACTTGTATATCTTGGGAGACCATCGTTTGCTTTGTGGGGACTCTACCAAAGCCGAGGACGTCGAGAAGCTAATGAACGGAGAGAAGGCGGATATGGTATTCACATCACCTCCTTACAACGGAGAAACACAAGTGGGCTTTCATAAAAGCAAAATGAAAACTACAAACTTGTATTTGGACAACCAAACCGATGATAAGACATCTTCTGAATATATCCAATTCAATAGAGATGTCTTCGAGAGAATTAAAGAAATAGCATCGAGTGAGATGGTTATTCTTTACAACATAAACTACAATCGTAACTCACCCGACCTATTTTTAGACGTTATTGGAGAAGGGCGAGATTTATTTAGTCTTGTTGAGACAATCGTTTGGGAAAAATCAATGGCTATTAGTTTAGCCGGTGATAACCTTACGAGAATCGTTGAATTTATTTTTGTGCTATACAACGGAGAAGACAAGCCAAAAATCAACAAGACACATTCGAACGAGTGCATCAAGAACCTTTGGAAGATTTCTAACGTAGGCGCTAACAACGAAATTCACAAGGCTTGTTTCCCCGTTTCTCTAGCAGAGGAGGGTATTCGGGTCTACGGAAAGCAAAACGGGATATTATACGAACCCTTTCTTGGCTCAGGGTCTACACTAATAGCAGCAGAGAAAACAAACCGCAAATGTTACGGGATGGAATTAGACCCGAAATATTGCGATGTCATTGTCAAGCGATGGGAGGACTTCACAGGTAAAAAAGCGGAGTTATGGAAGCAGTAAAGCACAACACATCCAACACCAAAAAAGAAGCGATGCTCGAAGCATTGGAGAAGTCGCTCGGTATCGTATCGACAGCCGCGAAGATGGTTGGAATTGATCGCTCGACTCATTACGCATGGCTGAAGGCAGACGAGGAATATAAGAGCGCGGTCAACTCCATTCAAGACAGCGTCCTCGACTTCGCAGAATCCCACCTCTATAAGCTCGTGAAGGAAGGCAACCCAGCCGCGACGATATTCTTTCTGAAGACCAAAGGCAAGAAGCGCGGATATATCGAACGGCAAGAGATAGAGGTCACCGAGAAGAAGCCGCTTTCATGGCTCGACAACTAAATATATTTTGTATATTTGACAAAACAAACAAACATGAATCTTCATCTTTACAGCGTCCCGGGTTTATTAGGTCTACTTCGAAGCAGTAAGTCGCAAAAGAAAAAAGCAGTTGAAGAGGAGATACAAAAGAGGGAAAAACAACACGGAAGAAAGTACCCTCGTCCTTGGTGAAACTTCCCGCGACATATTACCACGTCAAAGAATGCAAGTCGAAGATTCAAGTTCACCAGGGCGGGACACGATCCGGAAAGACGTACTCCATCCTCACGGCACTCATTGAGCTTTGTCATAAGAACTCGGGTCTTGTTATCACCATATGCCGGAAGACATTCCCCGCACTTCGTGCAACCGCCATGCGGGACTTCTTCGAGATACTAAACAACGAGGATGTCTACAACCCCGACCTCCACAACAAGAGCGATGCAACCTACCAACTCTGGGGCAACATGGTTGAGTTCATTAGCATCGACCAACCGCAAAAGGTAAGAGGACGAAAGCGAGACGTTCTATTCATCAACGAAGCCAACGAGATCAACCTCGAAGACTGGCGGCAACTCCTCCTCCGAACCACGGGGAGGGTCTTAATTGATTACAACCCATCAGACGAATTCCATTGGATATATGAAGAAGTCATCCCACGAGAAGACGCAGAGTTCTTCCGCACCACGTACAAAGACAACCCGTTCCTCCCTGAAAGTGTGGTCATGGAAATTGAGCGGTTTAAAACAGCAGACGAGAACTTTTGGAAAGTATACGGTCTCGGAGAACGAGGAACATCACAAGCAACCATCTTCACCCACTGGACAGAAATAAACCAAATCCCAAATGAATACAAGCTCCTCAACATCGGACTCGACTTCGGATATACAAACGACCCAACCGCCATCGTCCGAGTCTATACAGACGGGCATGGATTCGCAGTCGACGAACTGTGCTACGCGACAAGACTCACTAATTCGGATATATCAAAAGTGCTCAGAGATAACGAAGTCCATAGATCGGATGTTGTTATCTGTGACTCCGCTGAACCAAAGAGCATCGACGAGATACATGCTCACGGATTCAATACTCACGGAGCAAGAAAGGGAAAGGATTCGGTTAAAAATGGAATCCAATTCCTCCATTCGCGACCGCTTCTTATCACGGCTCGGAGTGTGAACCTTATCCGGGAGCTACGCAATTACAAATGGAAGGAAGACAAGAACGGCAAGCAACTGAATGAACCCGTCGACAACTTTAACCACGCAATCGATGCGATGAGGTACGCAATCACATTCAACCAAACGAACCCGAATTTCGGCTCTTATGCCATTGGGTAAAAAAAACTTTTATCCGTAAACCCTTGTAAATAAAGGGATTGAGAAAAAAAGCACGAAATAAAGCAAAATAAATTTGGAGATAAAGAAAAGAATTGCGTATCTTTGAGACATCAAACGAAACAAACAAACAGAACAAATGAACAACTTCAACCACACCGCCTCCAACATCATCAACGAAATGGCTGCAAAGTACGCACGCGTTGAGGGTGCAACCGTAGACGCACGCAACATCTACTTCCATGCATGGGGACACGAGAATTCTGCATGGGGCGCACGCGTCCGACGCTACTTCCGCACAAAGGGCGTAAACGTAGCCACTGAATACGTCAAGAAGATGGACGGTTTCGTTACCATCAAGATTACCCCCGCATCATAACCAAAACACCCACGACAACAGAAGCCCCTCACGGGGCTTTTTTTTTGCCCTAACTTTCCGCACGTAAGGAAACCAAAGAAAACGAGTTATTAGAATGATGGAACTCAAACTCCCGCACCGATGGTCGGATCTCTCACTCGGA